AAGATCTCTATAATTTATCTGATTTAGCAAAAGTAGAATTAGTTAGAGCTCTAGTAAACATATTCTCTTTACCCATACTAGTAAAGATCTTATTTAATTTTGCTACTCCACCTTTTTGTCCTAAATCAGCCTAAAGCTTACTAATATCGGCATCACTCAATGAATAAATCTCTTTTAAATACTCTAAAAACTATTGTTTCATTGGAGCTTCGCCCGCGCCGGCGCGTTTAAAAATAGCTTCCCCTTTATCATTTTTAGTAAAAAATCTATCAAAAGCAGCCTATCCAATAGCTTCTGAAGAAATACCATTTGTAGTTAAGGATTCAATACGTTTTCCCTAACTAGCTTTCTGACCATTAAATTCTGCTAACTTCTATTTAGCATTAACCATTTTCCTACTCAATTCCTAAGTTTTGCGATCAACCATATCAAATAATTGATCAAAATTCTTCTCCATATACTTAGGATCCATATTAGAAAATAAATCTTGAGTAGTAGAATCAGATAAAATATTACCTTTTACCTTTTCTTTTATCTAGTCAAATTTAGCCGCAGCATCTTCTAATGTTTTATTTAAACTATCCCATTGAGCCTACTATTCACCAGACAATTTAATTTCTGGGAATTTAATTTCGCCCATAGCAATCTTAGCTTTATCTAAGATAGTTTCCATTCGTTCAATAGATTTATTACCACGATTAAATTGACTCTAATTACTAAAAGCACGAGAAGTTAAAGCCTAAAATTGAGTCATCTCTTTAGTCATATCTTGAATATATTTACTAATTGTTCTAAAACTCTATGTATTAGGTTTTAAATTAGATAAAATATTCTATAACTCACTGATAGAACCTTTTAATAATTCTAACCGAACTGGAATATTAATTTCTGCCGGCATATCTATCATCTCCTTTCACACGAATAATAAAAAAAGAGCCACTTTCATAAAGAAAGTGGCTATATTAGATGTCCGCATCCATCGGTTCCCCGAGACGCGTAATTTCCATAATTAAATTTTTCTAATCTCCAACAGTTTCTGGTAATCCAATGATATTAAAAGTAGAAACAGTGGGATCGGCCCTTTCTCCCAATCGTAAGTTAATACTACTTACAATCCTAACTTTTGGCATATACAATAAATTTGTATAATTTTTGCCTTCATTTTCATCCTTTGAATAAAACTTAGCTTCAAGTGTAAACAATCCATTAAATCTTTCTTGCTTTACACTATAAATCTAAGCCTCATCCTCATATTGATAGTAATAATCAATCACATATTCTCTACCACTTTCTGCTGGAGTTTCACATTTTTTATCCTTCCATAATTTAAGTCGATAACACATATCTTCATATTCATCTTGACCCTACCATCCCATTCTACTGCCATAAATTTTTTCTTGAATGGAATTACGATCATAATAGAAAATAAATGTTTTCTTAATATTATACGGCACGGGTTCCTACTAAATATCAACATAGGTATACTCATCCTATCCTAATACATGAGTAGGTTCTAATGGGCCTTCAATCTTATGTATATATAAAGGTTTATTTTCTTCTCTTGTCATTACATTAGAACTAAGTAAAATACTCATCCCAACAGAAGACATAACACCTTCAACCATCTAAAACTAAACCTCACTCCTATCATTCCAAACAACACGAGGCATGTTACCAAACCCTCCTCGCGCAAAAACAGGTCTTGTTTGTTCTGATATCTAAGCTAACTATATATTATCAAAATAAAGTACAGGCTCTTCCGCTTCAATATATCTATCACCAAATTGCATAGGCGCTTTCGCGCGAAGAACCACCGAACTCAATTCTTTATGTCCAAAATTCTATTCCATCATAGGCTATCACCACCTGATAAAAAAAGAAAAGGGCTTCCTGAATAGGAAGCCCTATATTTATTTAATTATTAGGAACCCATAGAACCGATGTCATCACCGTTTCCAGAAGTTGTACCAGTACCAAGGCTATAACGAACTAGTTTCATCATTTCGTTTTCGCCCTTATCATTGGTAGAACGTAGTACGTTTAGAGTCATTTCAAACGTAGTAGGATCGCCTTCAGCCTGTAGGGTTAGGGTAACATTGGACTGTACCTTAGCCTTATTAATAACGAACTGGAATGGTTCATCCTTACCAGTAGATTCAGAACGCATGAATGTATCGCCAACAACACGATAAGTGCCTGGGAATGTATCAGGAGAAATAGTAACTTCAACAGCATCAGCAGTGGAAGCACTTGTTACTTCTTCTTCCCAGAAAATACGAATATGATCGCCCTTTACAGTATCAACATCTGGGCTACCAATTAGCTTAGGATTGTGGAAAGTAATTGCTTTAGTTCCATCAATAGAACCAGAAGTTAACTGAGTACGAGCACCAGTAGTTAAATTAATTAACTTAATTGGATGTCCTTCAGAAGCAGTAGGAGTTAAAGTAACGCCATCAATTACAGGCTGTGGTACTTTACCACCAGTTTCGCAAACAACTTCATCAGTATAACGAACTAGAACAGAAGTATCTTTGCTCTGCTTAATAGCTCCACCAAGCATGAAACGTAAGGATTCTAGAGACATTAGAGCATCTTCTAGAGTGATATTAATTTCCTTACCATAGTCCCACTGTACGAGCTTAGGATTGCCCCAACCGCCCTGTGCAGCGGTATTCTCGGCAGTAGTTTCAATTGTAGAAACCTTTAGGGTATCTAAGAAAAGAACGATATCTCCCTTGTAGACGCCAGCAGCTACGTCATCTTCTAGAGCTTCGAAATATACGTTAGCTACTTCTTTAATGCCATACTTATCAAAAATATTAACATTAGCCATAAGAGTGTACCTCCTTATTTATCCGCACTAGCAATGGAACGCATCCAATGCTTGAGCTAAGATTTGTCTATTTTGGCGCCCGCAAGGGCAGCCTTCTAATTTATACTAAACTAATCACGCCAGCCCATCCGCTTCAGCTAGTCATGAAAAGCATAATATGTCATGTTCCATACATCAACTAGATTAATGCCACAATCATTTAGTGTCATACTAGCGAGTAGGTCAGAGAACTACATCTCTGATTTATCTTTCGCGGCCTTAGCCGCCTTAGCTTTCCTTACCTTTTCACGATTTATCAACATATCTCGTTTAATTTTTTTAGTTGCTGGATCATCATCATCATTAATAACTATATCAGGTTCTCCATAATCTAAAAAATACATTCTTTTTAAGATCTACTAAAAACTTTTAAACTAATCTTCATTCATCGCATTTCCATCTTCTTCTCCACCAAAAATAACCTATGGAGGATCTAGTGTAAATGAGATCAAATCTTCTTTCGTGAAAAAACGAAAGGAAAGTTTCAATAATGTATCCATATGAGCATCAATAGAAGCCATTAATAATAAATACTAAAATGTTGTAATTTCATCTAGCACATTCTACACATCTTTATCCATATTCGGTAAAGTTAATGGCTTATTACTTGTTAATATACTCAAATACTACTAAAATTTAGTATAGCCAATATCAACTATTTCTCCTATAGTAGCTGGATACACTGCGCAAATATCATCTATAAATATTGGACTTCCTTTTAAACATTTAAGTACTTCATCATCAGTTAAATTCATTTATACTATACTGCATCGTATATCCACCAATCTATGATGTAAATACATTTCGATCCGCGCGCACAAACTACAAAGTTCCAATACCCGCTAACTATGCGCCATTAAACATTTCATCTATTTCCTACATAATAAGATATGGACGTAAAGAATGTCCATTCAAAACCCATTCATCATAAGGACAAGCGATATCAAAACTAATATTGTCAATCTTATAATCTGGATTTATTATATTAGTAGTAAAATTATTAAAAAGCGCGACTATATACGATGTTTTCTCCGTACTTTCATCCCATATTTTGGGTGTAATCATTATCTGCTTATTCAGCAAAATAATTCCATCAACATCTTCATATTTTTCTGTATCTAAAGGATCTCGTACCTAATATTTTAATAGACGACATAAGTTTTTATTCTACATTAACTTATTAGCGATTATAAATGCGTTCTCACCCATTACAGCAAATCGCCTACGGCTCGGTTGCTAAAATGCCATTTAACTCACCTCACCATAAAGGAATAATTTCAACTGTTTTAGTTGCACATTCCTCACTATTATTGGTGGCAACCAAAACAACTGTTCCTAATTTATTTTTTGCGTTGGCACGAAAAATATATTGATTTGGAATAAATTGTCCATTTTCATCTTTTTCCTATTTGATACTGTCTTTATCAGATGGAGAAGATTGAATTTGAATTTTTATATTCTCGGGCGCGACAATAGGTTTATTCGATTGTACACTATATCTTGCCTAACGATCCAAACGTATCTCATCTGGACCTTCAATCCACATAATTGTTTCTTCTTCAATCGCATTAACAATAATTTCTACTTTCTCAGTAACAGCAGGATGCCCTTTTAACTACATTGTAATAATACACTATCCCGGCGCAACCGCAACAAAATTATCATCAATAAAAGTACAATCATCTGGCTTTATCAATTCAACTTCCCACTGATTCAAAGTATCTGCTTCAAACTATGGAACAATCTATTCACCAACTCTATACATAGTAGGTAAAGTAGGGAACTTATAACGGTCTAAATCCGCGACTTCAATTTGCCTATCATCATACTAATAATTAACTTTACTTTCAGTTAAAGACATATAAATAACACCTTCAACGCTAGTCCAGTCACATTCAACCACTACCCAACCTTCATCTTCAATGATAAAGTTAATACCACGCATTAACTAATCATAATCAGGTGTTCCTTCTTGAATAACTGGTCGCGGCATAATAATTTCAGCAAACTTATTCGGCTGCGGCGAAATCAAACTATGCCACATTCTAAAATTACCTTTGACCATACTATCCACAGAACTTACCGCATAAGCCCAAGATTTATGTAAATAACCTTCCTCATCAATCCATTTCAACTCATAATTACATTTTATAATCTAAAATGTCTAATATGATTCATGAACTCCGTGCTCTTTCTATAATAAAAGCCATTTTTCAATAGCTCCATTATCTTGTCTCCAAGTAAGTATGTCACCCACCTAAATTGGTATATCTAAAGCGACATACAAATACATTATTTTCTTTGATTCTCTATCTTTATTAGTTTGGATTATGCCGCTAAAATATAATCCACGTTCAACAGATAAGTCTTCAATAGTAAAAGGCGATTGCGCCTTCCATTTCTCAAAAGCCACAATCCCCTTATTTTTTATTCTTTCCGCTGTAGTTTCTCCAAAATGGTTTACACGGGAAAAATATGTATCAAGATAGTTCATCTGGAATATTCAATCCTGTCACTAAATTAATACATTCAAATATATTCTTTCTAAAATATTCATATGAAAGATAGCGCAATAAAGCTAATTTTCCCAACAAGGGCCACCAGTTGATCGAATTAGCACCAAGCCCCATCAATTCAATGATTATATTATCTAAGAATTTCTCCCACTCACCATCTTTTTCGCGCTCACAAAGTAATCCATAAAGCCTACCTTTTAACTTACTCTTATAACTATCAAAAGTTACTTCAGCCATATTGTCTTTTCCCTGCCAGCTATCTAAATATCTCTGCAGGGGCTTTTCCACGCGATCTGTCATATATACTCTCCTGTTCCGCGACTTCACGCAAAACATTAATACTTAAATCATTCAATTTATCAAGTAAGTTAGCAGCAGAAAAATCTTTTGAAGTATACAGCGCGCTAATATTTTCCCAACTTGCTACACAACGTTTGACCCATTCATGCTTCATATAAACCGCGAGCAATTGGATTTCGTCATTAGTCAAGTCTTCTTTAAACTAATATATTTTAAGTTGAGGAGCACTATCATCAATAGCGGCATCAGTCAACTCCTCAAAATCTAAATTCACACGAGGATATTTAAACCGAGCAATGGCCATTTTGAGAAGCTCTTGCCAGTCTCGTTCTACGATAGCTAACTCTTCCTCTAATGTCCACTCGTCAGCGGTTATCCGCGCGAGAAAAGCATCATAAACCTTTAAGAAGGGTGTTGCCATTTGTCATCACTTCTCTTCTGCTTCGTGTTTCATCGCAATAGCATTAATGACGTCCACATCGCAGTATTTCTTTATTAGAGCCACGATACCGGCATTGGTAATCTTATGCTCGATTGCTAATGTAACCGCGCTCTCCTTCTCTGCTATTGTAGCATTAGGAATAAACTTCGCAAAAGCAGTCACATCATTATTTAGTAACATTTGCTGAATTTTACTGCTATCAAAGACTGGCGTAGTTTCAACAACTCGTTTGTCTGCCTCTAATCCTTCAATAACAATATAATGTCCATTAACTAAGGCCATAAATCCTGGATCAAATGTTAATTCATCATATTCTTCTTGAGATACCGGAACAGCGCGCCCCGGAGTTAACTCACGATTAAACCTAATACTTGGCACATATAAAGATACGAGCGAAGTACTAACATTTTTTATTCTAATCATAATATTCCTCCTTTTATCTCCAAAAGTGGGAGGGGAGGATTACTCCCCTCCCTATATATCAATCAATTAAGAATTGGTAGAACCATCATCTAGTGTAGGAACTAAGCCCTGGTTATAAGCTTCCCAGCCGCTTCCTTCATCTAGAGCACTATTATAATAGATGCCCCAGTAGTTAGGAGTGGTGAATAAGCCAACACCAACCTTCACATAGCCCTGTAAGGTGAACTGATTGTCGCCTTCATGATCGTCCCATTCACGGAAGTATGGAGAACCTTCGAAAGCCATCTTGATTAGCTTTTCTTTACCAGCTGGTAATACATAAGCGAAGGATGGGTTCATTAGAAGTTTTTCATTCTTCTCGTCAGTGAAAGACTGTGGCATAACAACAACTGGTACGCCCTGGAACTTACCAATATATCCACGATCGCGAACTTCCTGCATATCAACATCAGAAATCTTGGTGGTGTTATTATAAATAATAGCATTAACCATTTCAGCAGCAAATTCAGGAGTGCAATAGATAATTGGGCTGCCATAAGGAGCAACAGTATTGCATAGTTTCTTCATAGCGATAGGATTGAAGCTATTCGCAGCAACCTTATTACGAACGGGACGTCCCGCAGCATTCCAAGAAGCTAGTAAGCATTCCTGTACCATACGGAATAGTTCATCAGTAATACCAGCCTGAATTACTTCATAAATATCAGCCATGTTTTCTAGACCATCGAGATAACGTTCGAAGTCTACATAACCAGCCATACCAATAGCCTGAATGTATAAATCAAAACGATCACGGTCTAGACGGAAGGTTTCATAGTTACCGGATTCGGTGGCACGAGTTACAAACTGACGACCACGCATCTTACCACGGGTAACACGGAACTCTGGGCGCTGACCCTGAGCATAGTACTTAATTTCTACAAACATATCAAGAGCACTCTTGACATCCTGTGGTAGCATTTCTTCTAGATTTTCTTCTAATAGTTCGAAAATCTCATGCTTATTCTGCTCGAATACATGACGATTGAACTCCATAACGCCAGTCTTACGATTTGGCTTGCACATTAGCTTGGATAGTTCATCGCGAAGAGCAGATTCATAATCATAATTTTCTGCTGCAAATTCAGCAGGAACGGCACGACCAAATACGCCGTTCATTAAAACAGATAGCTTATTCATAAGTCGCACCTCCATTATAGTTTAATAATCTGATACTTAACGCCTTTGCCGCCGTTAGGTATAGTATAGAACTTAGTAATACGAGCATAAATGCCAGACTGAGGAGCAGCCTTTACGATTTCTGGAACAGCCTTAGCAGAAGCATCAGCTAGGTCAGAATCGACACCAGGAACTACATATAGAGCATTAGCAGCTACGGATAGATCCTTTTCTAAAGCAGCCCATAGAGCGGCTTCATCAGCAAAGTTATCAGTGCTATACTGTAAGCAGTTTGTGGTTACAGTGTCACCGATGCCGAATAGACCAACACGAGGATAATCCCCAGCGATCTTGCGGCCAAAACGTTGTAGACCATAATGTTCACGGTCATATTCTTTTTCAGTAGTATATACAATACCAATAGGAGCATCTGTTGCATTTTCAGGTGGATTGATAGCGCCAGCGGCCTTATCTCCAACGACCCACATGCCATTCTCACAAGGAGCAGCCTTAGTAAAAGCAGTTCCGAGAGGAGTCTGGGAAACTACCATACCAGTCTTTGGGAAAGCAACTTGATTTAGTTCTAGGCTGGCGTATAGCTTTTCATCGGGATCACGATGCTGAGCAACTAGATCGCCTTCTACATTGGTAATAGGAAATCTATTATATTTACCCATAAGTTATTCCTCCTTAGTTCTTGCGATATTTTTCCATAAATAACGCGAATTCATCAACAACGGGATCTGGTAGTGGAACGACTTTACTTTCAGCACTGCCAGCCATATGTTTCTTAGCATAGCAAACTGCTAGCTTGCTTTCCAATTCTTCTAGACTGAAATCAGCCATAGCTTCACGAATTGGACTAATTTCTTCTTCTGTTAGATCAGTGCTATACTGATCAATTAAAGAAGTCTTCTATTCTAACTCAACCTGAGCACGCTCTGCCTGATAGGTAGAAATTTCAGCACGTAAGCTAGCTTCAGTCTCAGCAGCGGATGAAATCTGAGATTCAAGCTCGCTAATACGAGCCTAAGCGTTCTCATAGTTAGCAGTTAACGTATTTAGTTGTTCTTGAAGTTCAGCAATCTGAGCTTCAAAATCTACGGCAGGTTCTGCCGCAGGTTCAGGCTCCGTGACAACCTCTGGCTCATTTTCAAATTCGTCAGCAGGTTCCGCAGCAGGTTCTTCCTGTACTGGTTCTTCAGCGGCAGGTTCTGCGGCTGGAGCTTCTGGCTCCTGAGAAGCAGGTTCTTGTTCAAATTCCTGCGCAGGAGTGGGTTCATTTACTTCGGGATTCATTTCATTCTTTTCCATTTGATGTTCCCCTCCTTCAATTGGTTGTTTTTCTGCCTCTTCTACTTGGGCTTTCAAATCAGCCAACAGAGAAGAGAATTTATCATATTGAGATGTGTATTCAGCATCTTTTTGCGAGAAGAATGCTGACGCAGAAAAGCAGGGTTCATGTTGTCCTATAATACATAGCCCCATGATTTCTGCTTTGGTATAAACGAAGTATTCAGTATTACCAATTTGTGCCCAATCTCCTTCAATAGAATTGATATCCAATTCCATTGACTGATTTTGGCCTACTATAAAATTCGCTTCATTGAAGTAGCGACCAAAAAGCACAACCGAGAAAACTGCGTATTCTCTCGTTTCGCCATCACTATCAGTAAATGGTTCCCAACCTGCGAAATTTTCGACATAACCATAAGCGTTTGCGAGTGTTGGACCAGTATGACCCGCCCAACTCTTGGATTCCGGGTCAAAGAATCCAATCACTGGCGTGTCTCCGCGAATTGCGCTATTTATAAGCATATCCGCGACATTATCTTTGATATAGGAACCATTGCGGTTTCCGTAACGAGTAAAGACACCAACTTTTAGGCGCCCTAAACCACTTGATTCGGAGATAGTTTCTAGAGGCGACATAATAACAGCGTTATCGAAATAAATTGGAATATCGCGTTTCATATAATCCCTCCTTATCCCATACTATCAATATTCGCTTGAGTTTTTTGAGATTTTTCTTCATCCGGTAAAGATGGTCTACCGCCCTTATTAGTTATGTCTTTTACCGTACCAGTAGTATTACCATTTTTTTTCGGAGAATCATTTTTTTTCTCAGAATTTTCATCACCAGTTTGCGTATAGGATGACATTAGTGGAAGCATTTGTTCATCTAGGTTGAGGAACTCGTTCTCAAAATTGATGCTACTTACTAAATTGCGTTGCTTTTCACCCAATGCCACAGCCGCGCGCATACGTGGATATCCAAATTGTGCCTACTATAAGTATAATCCATAGTAATCTTTTACATTGAAAACTGTAGTAGGTAAAATTTCAAAATCAAAAGTAAGACCTGTGCGGCTAAACCGACTATTAATCAAAAATTTGACCCAAGTATCGTACATATTCAAATAGGTTCTCATAATACTCTCAAGACGATGTATTACATATGCTAAAGACGAACTATTATCTGCGTTAAATAATAATCCACTACTTCCAAGAGCATCCCAAGCATTATTGCTATATTTCTCTAGTTTGTTATTGGATTGAGTAGCAGCGGATGAATCCTATAAGTTTTCTAGAGAGGTCTCACCGAAAGTAGTAAGGACATCAACCGTGTCCAAATCTCTAAGCATACTGGCAACACCAGCGTGAATTTCCGCGACTTCATCTAATTCGAAGACGAGATGCCCATCACTATCAATAGGCATACGTTGAATTAAGAGTTTGTATAACTCATTTTCATCACGTTTTTCTTCGCGCCCTAATGCGTCTTTGAGTTTTGCTAGTTCAGGTATTGCCGCTATTAGTAGTGGAGTACAATCTTCTGCGAAACAGAAAACTACTCCCCCATTACTAGCTGGCACCATTATCCATTTATCTGGTAGTTTATTCTTTCTCCAATCGCGCCACGCGCGCTGAATAACCTCTGGAAAGTTTAGCACTGCCGCATTACGCTATTCATCATCATCATACTTTGATTCAAAATAAGTAATATTAAACTCTAATACATTCAAATTATTGAAGTCTTTATATCTAGTGCGACAGAACTCATCTGGAAGGTCCTAAACAACTACCTTATTACCCTATTCCTATAAAATACCGTAATATACTCCCGACTTCAACCATTCACGGGTGATACGAGACAAAGTATTCTTTATATCCAATGCTTCCACAAAAGAACAAGCATTATAGAAGGCTTTGATGATTTGCGTCTTCGATCCTTTTCCTGTCTCATATACAGGAGTAACTAAGGTATCATATAGCGGCAAACTAGCCAACATATCAATATTATTACGATACCGACCATTAGTACGATAGTAGTAGCGAGATAGTTCACGAATTGCGGCAATATCGCCAGAGCGAATTATATTCTCAATTTCTTCTAAACTAAAATCTCTGCTTTTGACGCCATTCGTGCGCTATCCGCCCCAACGAGAGGTGCGCTCACGTGAGTCCATAGGAATGTAATCAATACGAAACTACGGCTTTTTGTACATTGATAAAAAGTCTTGACTCATAATTTTCACCTCCTACTTTTAGGAGTGAAGAAACCAAACGAACCAATATTCTTTTTTTTCTTTTTAAAAATTTCTTTATCTTCATAATATTTAATTCTATATAATCCATATTCTAGCGCACTAAATCTATCCTTTTCTAGTGAAGTAGAAATTCTTTCTACCTTATATTTATTTTCCAATCCAGTAGCTTTTAGGCGCAAATTATTCAATTCGTCCATTAGTCTAGAAGTCATTTCATAAGGTAGTAAAAATACACGCCGGTCGTAGGCAGTCATGCGCTAACCCTTCTTTGTCTACATTAGTTTATCTTTTACAATACGCTCGTGCGCGAGGAAGGAAGTCGATCCATTATTTATAGAGGTAAGGAATGCCGCATTGATTTCATCCTCATTTCCAGACCCCGCCTTTATATCATATATAATAGCATTGAATCTGGGCATTGGGTCATCTTGCGGTTCGCGCATTTCAGGTGGTAAATGATGGTCGTTATTGAAGACAAAGTAGGCTGGAAATTCTTCTCCTGTTTTTCTATCAGTAGATGGTAAGACCATTGCGTCCAATAAACCAATACCGGGACCATTACCGTCGATAACGATTTCGCGCGGTTCATACAACTAAATCAATTTTTTCAAGCGTGGTGCCTACTCTGTAATATAGTTCTCACCATTTATTACCTCGGTATAAACCACATTTTTCTTGAAACGTGCCTCCCCGGGTAATACCTTTATTACCATTATAGCGGTGTTTGCGCTATAACGGCCTACGTCAACAGAGATAATGTACCAGGCATTCGGACAGTTGGCAGAATAGGTCTTCTTGCGCTCGCATTTGAGAAGGGAACGATGGCGCACCAATCTGCGCGAATCAAGCCAAGCTTCATCACTATTACCAGTCCATATTGATAAATTTTCGCGCGCGAATGAATCTTCACTTACTGTATTAGAATAACGCTGGTCTAACATTGTTTCTTTATCAATTAGTCCGTAGCGTAATGGAATTTCGTATGATAGGCCCCAACAGAAATAGGAATTGGGACGCAATACAGCATTTACCGCAATTTCTATCAATCTCTAATACATATATACGGTTCTGTCGCTAGCAGTAGTAATAAAGGTCTAAGGAGACGAAGGTTCTTCGGGATTTATGGTTCCATCTACTTCGCGCCGTTTTACATTTAGTTGTGGCCAAAGAACCTCCGTATATGCCTCCTCAGTTATTTGCGCGCATTCTTCCAGTATACCTGCGGTCGCGCGCAGTCCACGTGAAGTATCTTTCGATACTACGGTAATCTAGCTTCCATTTTTGAAATACAACTCATAATAGTTGGTACTTGATTTTATACCCGTTTTACCATCGTCCTAGCGGGTAGCTAATTCCTTTTGAAGTAAAGGCCAATGGTTGAAGAATTGCGCGAACTTATCTTTCGCAATATTAATAACCGTACCTTTTACTTCGGACGCTATCATTATAGAAGAGTTGGGTAGAAGGATCGCGCGAACCAGTGCGCATAAGTATGCGGTAAAGGATTTTGATGTAGCACGGGTCGCGGTCCAGAAATGATAGCGATAGCGCATACTCGCGCGCAAAGCTACTCTCTAATAGGGGAATAAATGGAAGTTTTTTGCGTCATCTACTGCCTATACAGTGTCAAGAAAAATGTCGGGATATAAAATCCATAGGTTGAGGTATTTGGTAAATAATTCTTCGTTGCGGTCGAGGAACTCACGAGTAAGGGCAACGCCCTTTTCAACTGGTATACCATCTCGTATAACAATTTCTTGCTCCATTACTCATCTCCTCCATTTAGCTCGTCCACTAGTTCTTTACCGCCCTCATAGTCGATATTTGCCATTTCATCGAACTCTACCTTCTCGTTCTCGATTTGTTCTAGGCGCTCAGTCATGTTGTAGCGCTCGCGTTTATCTTCTACCTGCTCCGCAAAGTTACCTTCATTTAGCACTAGCCGCTTCAAATAATTTTGTATATTTTCCATCATAAAGTCAATGGAGTCCTGTGGTTCGTGATGCCACTATGGATGCCATCCTTTCTTACCATAATACACCATCAACTCTCCAACACTTTCGAAATCGGCTGCGTTTTTGGCATTGGAAGCGGTAAAGCCGTAGGTTTTCACGATATCATCTGCTTGCTTCATCATTTTAGAGACATCTACACCCGAGCGCATACCTTCCTTTATATGGAGTTGAAGTTCACAGAAGTCTCGCGCTTTTTCCTATAAGATAGGGGTGGAGACGTTTTGAGTGGCAGTAATTTTATTATAGAAGTCTTCTAGCCAGTAGAGCTGCTCGGGCTTATAGGCTGCTGACCATACTTTGCGCAAGCGTTTGAGTTTGGCTTCGCTTAGCGCCTTTATCTCATCTTCTATGGTTCCTTCGCGCTGCGCTTCCTCCCATCTCCTATTCTCATCTACCCATCGTAAATCTTCGTAGTGGGCATCATAAAGAAGGTTGAAGTATGCCGTAAGTGTATGGTCTTGGTGCTGCGCATAAAGCTGCGTCCATTTATTTAGATCGAATGGGAGGTCGAGCCAACGCATTACACGGTCTACTTCGCCCAGATTGTCTTGCGGCGTCATGGCTTCGAGGCAGGGGGTACATATATAGGAGCGTCCACCAGGAAAGAACTTGGAGGGAGTTTGTTGGAAAAGCTCGATGGGCTGCTCGCGCTTACATTTTAGACAGCGTCGGGTCTTTGATTCTGAGGTCATTGTTATTCGTCACCCCCAATCTTATGCGCGCTTCACGATCGCACTTCTTACACGTATTTGATAACCCATCTTTATGCGCGTTGTTGCGGCTGAAAAAGAGAGGATCACGAGGGTAAGCCTCGCCGCAATGGATACACTTTTTGCGCTTTTCTAATGGTGTTTCGTTGTCTATACGTATCATTCGCGCCATTTTAGCGATACGGTTGGGTACCTCGTTACTTATTATGGAGACTAGGTAGTTGGGCGAGTACTCCATAGCGTACTTCGCGCGCAACTCTTCCATAATATCGTCGTGGGTCATTCCTAGTTTGCGTAGCCCTATTAGGAAAAGGCGTAGTTCGGTAAAATCGCATAGGGATACATAGCGGTCAAAGTCCCATAGGAGGGTTCTTCCGTATGTGTCTAGCTTGTCGCGCATTGCTTCGTATAGGGTGTGATAGTGATTGAGTAGCGCGCGAACATGTTTAGGGTTCTCCCAATCGAATGTATGCTCGCATACAACCCATTTTACCTCTAACTAGTCCCCCTCCCCTCGGGTTTCGTAATCGTTGATGTTGGAGGAGATACGGGTTGTGTAGGTGTGAGAGACGCGCTTTTCCCATTCTTTATAGGGTATCCAATAGAAGGCATCACCCGTCCAATCGTAGAATTGCGCTTTTGGATGATCAAGTTTTTGAAAGTGGATTTCGGGCTTCGCGCTATCCTTCAAGTAATACTAGTGTTTGCGAATGTCGATTAGGTTGTGTTTCAACTAATAAATGCGGTAGGGGTCCGATACTATTGTATCGCCCTCTTGCGGCGGTATCTTACCTTGCGCAATATCAAGCATGCGTTGCCACCTATCAATTATTTCCCACTGCTCCCACATACCAGGCACATCGCTATCGCCGGGGTCTATCATTTCGCCCGTTTTCTTATCATACTTCGGTTTCTTTATACAAGGCTTCGGAACAGTGTACGAGTCGCGTTTATAGGCCGACCTCAACTATTGTTCGTCGAATCCGGGCTACTCCATAATCTCATCCAGCGACTACACCTTGTCATCCTTCGTCTTATATGATTTATAACGTTTGTCTTTGTCAATAGTTTCATTGCGTTGTATGGCGTTCTATCCATTCTCATCCTTACCATATAGGATGTAGGATGCCATTTGTTCCAACTCGGTTGCGGACGGATTTGTTTCCAAGCCGTCCAATATATTTTGAACCGCGGCGAGACGGTCAATGTCTCTCTCAATGGAGAAATCTAACGAATACTTTTTTTTCATAGGCTCACCTCTATTTTATTATAACACGTTGGGGGATAAGATGTCAAGTATTTATTTGGTATTTTTTTGAAAAAGGCTTGAAAATAAAAAAGTTGGTGGCTCAAAAATAAAAAAGTTGGTGGGTGATGGGGAGCCGCCCTTACGGGCCGGCCTTTTTTCGGGCCTGTAACCTGAAACATACCCCCGGCTGCTGGAACCTGGGCTGCTGGGCTGCCGCTGGCGCTGGCTGCGCTGGTTACACGCCGAAATTGTTACAATTCAGTGACAAAATGTTACAACTTTGTAACAATTTCCGAAATGTCACAATTTCATTCTTATTTTATTGTCAATTTGACTATAATTTCAAAAGGCGAAACGTTACGCTTTTTTCGCAATTTCAAAATCCCTTATGCCCAATTTTTTCCAGCCCCCTTCGCGCCTATTTCAAAATCAAAAGGCCGGGGCCTTTGCTTTAGCACACTAAAGCGTTGAAGTAACCCGAAACCATCCAGTACAGTAGCAAATTTTATCTTTGATAAAATATAATTTTATCCAATAAGATTGAGTACAATTATCTTTGATCATGGCCAGTCGGGTTAGTGATAACTAACCCGCGCCGTCCGACTTTGCTTTAGCGCGCTAAAGCACTAAAGAGATATATATATTATATATATAATATTCCCCCTTTAGTATAGCACATCGGCGCACACTTTGTCAACACTTTTTTGAAAATTTTTTTGTTAAATTTTTGTTACAAAATATTACGAGTCTGGACAGTGAGTTAGTCATAACTAACTAAACTGTCCGGCAAACTTTAGCACGCTAAAGTGCTAAAGAGTACGTCCAACTGGCCATGATCAAATATAATTTGATCAAATATACTTTGAACAGTCCAGGACACTTTAGCGCGCTAAAGCGTGAAAGGGATATATATATGTATATATATATTTCCCCCTTTAGTATATCACAGTCGGCAGGAAGTTGTCAAGTACTTTTTGATAAATTTTTTATGAAATTTTTGTGACAAATTGTTACGAAAGTGTTACAGATTGTTACGAAAAAAATATTACAGGACAGTTACGAAAATGTTACAGAATTGTTACAGATTGTTACAGAAATAAATGTTACAGGACAGTTACAAATTGTTACAAAAGTTTGACGCCGGAGTTAGTTCGGACTAACTCAAAAAACCGAACGATTTTATATTGTATCAAATATAATTTGATCAAATTATCTTTGATCAAATATAATAGGGCCCAATGAGTTAGTGTATACTAACTCGAGTTAGTGTATACTAACTCTGGTTAGTGTATACTAACATTCACCTACCATCAAAGTAGGTTTTTACTTTAGCGCGCTAAAGTGCTAAAGTCTACTAAAGTAGTAGGTAAATATATCTTTGATCAAAGATAATAGGGTAAAAGAAAACCCGGATCACTGGCGAACCAGATCCGGGAAGTTCTTTTTCAGGGCTTGACTGGTTACTAAAGTCGCTTCATTGAACTTGACTTGAATCTGTTTCCCGTCAATCTCAACGTCCCCCGCTACCCAGAAGGGGGTGGAATCCTTTACCCATTCGCGCCCGGTAAACCGTTCGGTTATCAGCCGTTCGAACTTTTCCCCGACGTTCTTCATCCCGGCATAATCCATCACGGAAGCATCGCCCAAACAAACCGCCATCGGAAGCAGGCTCCGCAGGTCATCCACCCGCGCCCGGATCCGGATCTTCTCCGCTCCGCCCTTCTTAGAGGAAGCGTGATCCTCACGGAAGAACCGCGCCATCACCGCGAAGGGAATGTCCTTCACCAGATACACCTTGCCATCAAAGAAGAAGCCGAACCAGTAAGCATCCGCAGCGGTAACCATCTCGTAAATCAGAACCATCCAGTTAGTCATCATTTTCCAAGCCCTCCTCATCTTTCCGGGGTTCTTCAACCCTCACCTATAAGATACCACTTTCCTGTGCTTATGTCAAGCGTTTTTTCAAGTTTTTTCAAACTTTTTTTCAGTGGTGGCGGATCACAGATCCGCCACCATCTGATTCACCCACCGGATGAAATCCGGATCCGCGTCGGCGTCGTGTCCGATCACCGCGGTGGCGCGCGCGGTAACTTCATCCATCAGATCACCGTCTACCACGTCCCACCACGCACAGGCATTCTCTTCGCAAACCGCCATCAGAATCTCATCGAACCGTTCCATCATTTTCCTTCATCCCTTCTGGTTTGGTGGGTTTCCTTCCCGTCTGATAAGATATTATCACCTTTAGCCGGATCCGTCAAGGGGTTTTTTGAAAAAAAGTAAAAAAATTGGCTCCGATTTTTTCCTCGGAGCAACGGATTGAGGGGGGGGCGGGGTTCTTACTCGCAGAACACCTGAAGAAGATACCACTCTTCTTCAGAGACTTCCCGAACCTGAACCCGGCGGTCTACCCGACCGAACTCGTCCCAAACCCCGTCGGGGTTCAGGTACGTTTCAAAGTACCGGGTGACGCCATCCACCGTCATGGTGGTATACAGGTAATCGCTCACTTTTTCACCTCCTTTCCTTCAGTGAGGATTCTAACCAGTGACTATTCAGTTTCCAAGGTGCCCTTGCCGGTCTCCCTACCCGACATGTAGATATTACTACAAGTAAGTTAATCCGTCAAGGGGTTTTTTGAAAAAAAGTGAAACTTTTTTTCGCGACCACAGAGCAAACCTCCGGCTCCGCCCTTCCTCCGGCTCCGCCCTTGTCCTCTGCTTCCTCCGGCTTCGCTCAGGGATAAACCTCCGGCTTCGCCCGTCCTATCCGGATCACTTCGGAAAGTCAGGAAAAGTCAAACGAAAATTCGCCCTCAGACCGCGCGTTTTCCCTTCGCGTCGACCGGACGGGCGATGGATCGCGCTTCAGCGCCTCTGAGCGCGAATTTTCGCATTTTCGGACAGATACCGGCTCTGGAGTCCTTGATTTATAAGGCTTTCAGAGACAGGAAAAGAGGGGTTTTTCAGCCCCTCTTTTTTCAGCCTGTCCGCGTCCCTACGGGAACCGGATCAAGAGTGCTTCTTGATCCAGTTCTCCGCGCCCTTGCGAGTCTTGAACGCCTTTACCAGACGCCCCGCGCCAGAGGGGAAAGACTGCCAGACCACCCACCGCTGAGCCATCATCGGGTATTCCACTACTTCGTACCGCATTCCTTAGTACCTCCTTGCTTTGATGGTATTAGTATAGCAGATAATTCCGGATCCGTCAAGCCCTTTTTCGCGAAAAAGTGAAAAAAAGTGAAAAAAATTTCCTCAAAAAACTTTCAAAAAAAGTGTTGACTTTTCGTCTGAAGGTGCTAATATATAGGCACAGGGAGAGATTAGACGATTCCTCTCCCGCGAGCCGCGCGAGACCCGCCACCTCGAGAGGGACGGGCAGGGCAAACAAAGGGAACCGTACGGAGGGACGAAAGGCCCTCGCTTTTCTTTCCTCTTTACTTTAGCGCTTTAGCTTGCTAAAGCTGAGCTGAGAGCTGAAAGCTGGCCTGCTGGGCCGGCCATTTTTTGAACCGGCCATCGCGCCGGCCCGGATAAAAAAGAAGGGCTTATGCCCTCTTCGCGGTCAGACTTGCGAAGTAATCGCCCGCGGTCACCCGCTCCCACTGATCGAGGTTGTACGGGGTAGCATCGCCGAAGTACTTGTAAATGGTGCGCGTCCGCAGGTTCTTCCAGTAAGTGATCATCATAGTTTCGTCCTCCCCTCTCTTGATGATACAAGTATAGCAGACTTCTTCCGGTTTGTCAAGCGTTTTTTGAAAAGTTTTTCAACTTTTTTTCGTACGGATCCACGCCACCAGACGCGCCACCAGAATCCGCACATTATGCGCCACCAGAAAATACACCATATACGCCACCAGAGCCACCAGAACCATCAGCACATTCTCCCAAGTCATCATCATGAGCGCCCCCTTTCATGATCTAAGTATACCATATCCCGGCGCGCTTGTCAATTACGAAATTCTAAACTAATTGTAACACTTTCGTAACATTTCGCCGGGCCGGCAAAAATGAGGCCGGGCCTTCCGGCCCGACCGCGGTTACATGAGGGTTACACCTCAGTGTAACCCGCCTTCTTCAGTTCCTTCACGCGCGCGGTCGCGGCGGTCTTGGTCTTGAACCACTGGCGCGCCTCAGCCCGATCGAAAACCCGAGTCATCACGTAAAACCCCTTGCCGAACTTGATCATTTCCACAGTCTTCATTTTGATTTCCTCTCTTTCTGCTCTCTCTTGGAGCATCTTTAGTATAGCACAGTTCCGGAAGTTTGTCAACACTTTTTTTTGAAACTTTTTCGGATCACCAGAGGATGATCCGAAAGTCTCCCCGTGCCCCATGGGCGTCGATCCATGCCAGAGCAGAATCCACAGAGGAGAAAATCCCGACTTCCGCGCGGGTGGCGATTTTGATCACAGCGTACATTTTTCGTACCTCCCTTTTCTTTCTCGTCCCTTTCGGAACATCTAAAGTATATCACAGATCCCGGTTTCTGTCAAGCGTTTTTCTGAAAAAAGTTTTTTTATTTTTTTTTCAAAAAAGTGTTGACATTTCCGGCGCGATGTGCTACTATATAGTCACGGGGAGAGAGATCAAGGTGATCGGGAACTCCCGCCGAGGGTACTCCGAAAGGGGTTCAGACACAAGCCCTCTCAAAGGCGCAAAAAAAATTCCTGTCGCCCCGGTGGGTGGAATGCCCACCATTTCGCGCCCGGCCGGCAGCCGGCCCATTGTCAAAAATCCGCCGTACAGGCCCAAACTGGCCCACCGACCAGCCATTTGCCCGGCCGATCGCGCGCCGGCCCGTTAGAAATCGACGTACAGGCCCGTGGGCCGTTCGCAACTGGACGGCCGGCCAGTGAAAAAATTTCGGGCCGGTCTGAGCGCGTTATTCCGGCCGGCAATAAAATGGGCCAGGCCTTGTCTGGCCTGGCCCGGGCGGCTCACCAGTCACCCGTCAGGATCACGGTGTCACCCTCATCCACCACCCGCAGAACGGTCAGCAGGGTATCCGCATCGCCCCAGCCCTCATTTTCCGCGTAGGTATCCGGAAACCGTACCAGAGCATCCGGATCCATCTGAGCCAGCCGCGCCATCAGATCCCGTACCTTCATTGTCTTTCCTTTCTGGTGTTTGGGATTTTCCTTTCCCTTTCGACACTGTTAGTATATCATAGTTCCCTCCGGTTGTCAACCCCTTTAGCGAAAAAAATTCAAAAAATTTTTTTCAAAAAATGGGCGCCGGCCCGGTGCCGGTTGCCCTCACCAGAGGACAACCGCTTTATCGTGATTCAGACAATCCTTGTAATCAGTCACCGGATACAGCAGCAGCGCAGCAGCATACTCAAAGCGGGAAACTTTATCAATATCAACCGCGTTGACGTTCCATCCCAGTTCGTGGCACAGGTTTACCGCGTCAGACCACTTCGTGTGTTCCATCGCAAAATATACCGTAGTGCCGAGCAGGCGCGCCTTCCGCGGAACCATCACCTTGTAATACTTCATCCTTCTTCCCTCTCTGGTTTTTCGGACTTTTCCTTGTCCCTTTCGACATTGTTAGTATATCACATCTTGCCGGGTTTGTCAACACTTTTTGAAAACTTTTTCAAACTTTTTTTACATAATTTACAGTATAACCCCACTGTTTCATATTGCAGATTTCAGCCGCCAGAGCCAGAGCATCCTGTAAAAAAGTCTCATATCCTTCTTTTCTGGTCAGCATAGAAAATTCAAAATGATCGTTCTGCACGTGAGTATATTTCTGTTCCAGACCTTCCCGAACCCAACTTTCTACCAGTTCAATACGGGCTTTGGTCGCTACTTTCAAAGTGATATATGCCATCACATTAAAATCCTTTTCGCCCTTGCTTCTAATAACGCTCACGCGGGTTTTTAGTTCCTTTTCAGTCGTGCCGATTTTTCCGCGTCCGTTCTTACGACGGTTCATGCATCCACCAATATAGAATTTACCATTTTCAATCACGTTGTGCTTTTTGTTTGCCTTCATACCCATCTTAGTGCCCTCCCGTTCTTTGATGATATAAGTATATCATGCTTTCTTTGAAATGTCAATAGGTTTTTGAAAAAAAGTTTTTTTTATTTTTTTGAAAAAAAGGGTTGACATTTTCGCGCGCTTGTGTTAGTATATAGTCACAGGGAGGGGAGAGACAGCAAGCCCCCACCTCCTGCCGATCCCGCTCCTAGTAGGGAAACCGAAACAGGGCTCAGACACAAGGGATCTCAAAGGTGCAAATAAAAAAGGGGACTGACACGGGAGGGACGCACGACCCCTCCCACTTTTTCGCGCGGGCCGGCGCCTTATAAATCGCGGTTCTGGCCGGCCAGTTTGACTTTCTTTGACCTTCAAAATCAAAATTTCGCCCCACAGGC